AAAATGATAATATCGGAACTTATGGGCATAGTGTAGCAATAGCCGAATCTCATGAGTATATTGATGGTGTATTTCAAACATCTGGAATCACCGAGCTAGGTGCCATAGTAGCCTCGTCCACCTCCGTAAATGGAGTAGCTATTACAGACGCCAGCGCTGGATTTATTCATATGGCAACTGTATTTGATTTTGAAGAAGATACCCTTAAAATATTCTGTGATGGTGAACTACTTACAACTTCCTCTATAGTAAATTCATTTAACTTAGACGGAGCAGATACCTTAAATATACCTTCACCTGTAAAAGAGGGGGGATATTTAGTATCAAGTTGGCACAACACCTCAAATAATGGTCCAGTAATAGGTAAATTTGGAGGAGCAGATAGTTACACTCCTTGGATTTTAGGAGGAGGATTTACTGATGGGATTGAAAAAGTTACTGCTATAGATGGAAGCGATGAGCCTGGATTCTTAGGTTATAATTCCAATAGTACTTACGGAGCTCCACCTTCAAATTCTCAACATTCACCAGTTTGGACATCCTCCCACACTACTAAACAATCTAGTGGATTAGACGGATTCTTAGGTAGTTTCAAGCTATACTCTAGAGCCCTATCTAATAGTGAGGTTAAGAAAAACTTTACTTTTCAGAAAGGATTTTATAAAAATATTCTCACATAATGAACATAGAAGACATTAATTTACTCACCACGTCTAGAACAAATAGACTAAATGGTATAGCATTCCCTGTAATCGAGGGAACTGGAGGATTTTTTACTAAAACTGACGGAGCTGAGACTGTCATGTCCGGGCTGAAACAACTTTTGCTTACCAATAGAGGTGAGAGAGTTATGAGACCCGACTTTGGAACATCTCTACGAAAATCAATTTTTGAGCCTTTTACTACATCTTTGAAGGTAAAATTAAGAGAAGAGATTAAAGCTACTATTAAAAAATACGAGCCAAGAGTAGATATTATAGATTTAGTACTATCTTGGGAATCACGACCTCAATCAGCTGGAAGGAATCACATTTACATCTCTTTAAAGTTTAAAATAAGGGATGAAGTTACAGACGTACAAGTTTTAGATATTATAGTATAATGGCAGACATCACAGGAATTTTTAACACATCAGCATTTGACGGAACAATAGCTTCCGATTTTTTGCAATTAGGAGCTTTAAGTCCTCAAATTAAAGCAGATAGGATAGACTATTCAGTAGCAGACTTTGATGATTATCGAACCGCTCTGCTTAACTATTTAAAGGCAATCTATCCTTTAGAATATAATAACTTTGTAGAATCTGATTTAGGTATTATGCTTGTAGAAATGTTTTCTTACTTAGCAAGTGTACTTTCCCTAAAGGCAGATATGCTGGCTAATGAAAGTTTTCTTTCATCTGTTCAATCCCCCGAAAACCTTAGAAAGCTTCTCCAATTAATAGGCATATCTTTAAAAGGTCCTATTAGTGCCAAGTCAAGTTGTACCGCTACCTTAGCAACAGATGATATACTAACCTCAGGTAAAACAGCTACAATAGCATTCGCGGATAGGTCTTTTTCAGTTCCTAATAATAAAGATACTGGTCTTCTAACCTATACGATATATGAAGTAGATGATACAGGAGCCATTGATTTGACAACCGAAAATCTAATTCTAGAAGATACCGACTCCCTAAACAACGCAGGTTCGACATTTAGTAAGTTAATATTGTTAGAAGGTCAAATGAAGAAAGTATCTGGAACATTTTCAGATACCGCATCTGTACAAACAATTACACTAACTGACCCTTCTATTGTAGAAGGCAGCTTATATGTTAAGACTGGGGGAGAAACTTATAACGAAATCCAAAATTTATTCCTCGCAGATAAAACTGATAAAGTATTTAGTAAAACGTACACCGATGATTATGCAGCTGTACTAGCATTTGGTGATGATATTAGAGGTAAATCCCCATCACCTGGAGACACATATGATGTGTACTATAGAGTTGGAGGAGGGTCAAGAGGAAATATAGCTCCCGGAGTTATTAATATTACACTACCTGCAACTCATACAGATAACGGAGCTATCTCAGTTACAGTAATTAATCCTACCAAAGCCACCGGAGGCTTAAACGCAGAAACTGTAGAACACGCTAAAAAGTGGTCTCCATACTTCTTTAAAACTCAATATAGAGCTGTTACGGGAGAAGATTATACAGCCTTTGCTAATCAGTTCGTAAGTACAGTAGGACAGTCTGGAAAATCATCTGCTGTTTTGAGAAACTCTGGAGCAGGTTCTAATATGATTGATATTTATACTGTAGCCTTTGCGGATGAAGTAGAGGGAGTACAAGCACAGTTAGAAAGGTCTTCTATAGCTTATAAAAGTGAATTGCTAACACATTTAAATAAATATAAAATGCTCACCGATGAGGTTACAATCGTAGATGGTCTTATTAGAACATTAGATTTGAAAACAACTATTTTCGTAGACCAAACTTTTAAACCTTTTGAAGAGGATGTCAAACGAGCAGCATCAGCTAAAGTACTAGCATTTTTTGACCTCTCTAAAAGAGAGTTTGGAGAGCGTTTAAGAGTCGATGAGCTAAACCGAGAATTATTTACAATCCCTGAAATTAGATTCTCAAAGTTAGATAATCTTACCGATGATATTAAATTAAACTTTAATGAAATTCTTCAGTTAAATAATTTAGAAATTAATATAGAATACGTATAATAGGAAATGGTTAAAAAATCAGGAATAGGAAGCACAGGTAAAGTTGCTAAAAAATATTATCAGCATAACTATGTTGATGTTATTAAAAGTTTAACTCCTGATTTATACCATGATACTGACCATTCTATTTATGGATTAGAGAATGATATATCATATTCTGTACTGGGAAAAATCTTAAAAGCTGTAGACGAAGTTTCTAATCTTGTAGATGTGTCTTCAGCTGATACGTCATCTTTACAATCCAGGTTTATTCTCAGAAATAATCTCACAAACATAAAACCTTATTTATTTGAGCATAAGATTCTAAAACCTTTAGGTTCAAGTTTTAGAGATTTTACAAATAAGGAAGATTTCCAATCCTATGTATCTTCTATTTTACTTCCCCATATTAACACTAATACGCCTTCTACAGAATTTATAAATGGAGTAACAACCTATGTAGACTCCACTATAACTAACGCATCAGGAGTACATGACTATCTTTTAGAAAACTTATCCTGGATGTATATGTTGAATACAAGTGGACCTGCAACCGGATTCGACCCTTCTTCTAGAATATCTGTGGTTCTTGCCGACCTATATGATAACAAGCCTGTTCAAGAAAAAGAATCGATACAGTTTTTATTCGAATACTTGTGGAGAAACAGAGAAGTTTCATCTTTTTATAACGGATTTATTCCTAATGAATTTAACTCCACTAACGCATCAGTATCTGGAAATGTTTACGCATCTGGAACTCAACTACTTGACGGGTTAAAAACTTTAATTGGAGTTTGGTATCATGATAATGATGAATCTTCTGATACTTTAGATACGTATTTAGATTTATATTTAGCTAACGGAACCTTCTCCCCTAAACAGGTTGAAGGTGGAGCATTTACTAAATTCCTACAAGCGGTAAGTTATGGCTTCTATGACGTTAATTCTACTATACAAGATTTAGAAGATTTAGTTGACATAGAACGATGTCCTCCTCAATTTCTACAATACTTAGCGTCTTTAATCGGATGGCAATTACTTACAGGTGATGTTGATAGGTGGAGAGCGCAACTTAGAAAAGCGGTATACTTGTATAAAAGTAAGGGAACTAAACGATGTCTAGAAGACGCTATAAGTTTAATATTCCCAGGAGCTAACCTAACAATCGCTGAGGATTTAGAAGAAACTTGGGAATCTTACCTTCCTCGTATGATTTATTATTTAATCGCTACAGAGTCACCTGTATTAAACGACGGTAACTATACTGTTAATACTCTCCCAGGGATTAAATCAGACCAGCACTTTATAGACAACTTAGAATTAAATTATCGAGCAGCTACAGATTATGTAATTAGAATTTTACATAAAAATACACCTGAATCTTATTTTGCTCCAAGCGGTGGAGCTATTTATACAAATAACAAAAAATTTGATTTAAGTTCATGGGACCCGACAAATCCTAACTTCCCAGGCTTCTATCATAGAGGAAAAAATA